GGGTTCTCTATGTTCGGGGCAAGCCACATATACCCCTACACTCCACGGCACATCCCGCATAATTTGTTTATACGTTTCTATCGTTGTGACAACATAATTTCGGTCTCCCTCAAAATTTAAACCGTTGCCACTGTGGTAATCAGCTTTACAGCTTTTCACCTCATAGAAAATAAATTCGCCTTTTTCAATTCCGCTCGTACTTTGATTTTTTGGTACGAATTGTATAAAATCAACACGCTTTTCTTTACCTTTGCCGGCACCACAATCAAGTGTAACTTCGCTTGCGTAGTATTTACCCAATAATTTTCTTTGGACGAGTAACTCACTCAAAAATCTTGTTGTTTCTTTTCGGTTCATTCTTGTACCTCCAACAATTTGGGATTATCATTCATATCGTGTATATTGCCTATAACACTGGCTGATTTCCCGTCACCGCACCAGTATAATAAATCTTCTCGTAGCGTCAATAACGGCTCATGTTGCCACTCTATGACAAAACCGCAGTCATTACACGCACGTTGTCTGTCGTATGTATTTCTGTATTTAACTATTCCTAAACACGCTTTCTCCGTTGTGAAATGCGGTTCATATCGGAATATACTTCCCTCAAAAACTCGGTTTCCTTTTTTGTCGGTAACTCCTGTAAATTGTCCTACTGTTTCAGGTATAACCCTATGTGCCCAGTCAACATCATTTGATGAATTATCAATTATATACACTACTTCATCTTTGACATCATCAGCTTTTTGCTGAAATATACCGCCCGTTATCCATTCTCCATTGTCTATACGTTTACCTCTGAATAGTATCTCTCGCATTATGTATCCTCCTAATACTTGCAATCAATCTTTAATTTGCTCGCCATTGCTCTTTGAATAATTTTCAGCAATGTTTTATTTGTGTATTTCGGTAGCGGCTTTTTATTGTAGCCACTACCCTTGAAACCTTTATATTTTTTGCTCATTTCACATCACTCCAGTCCAATCCAATGCTTGTCCGCATTCTACACAATGCTTATCGCCAAACAATATATTTGTATCGTTGCCGCAATTAGGACACCCCTTGTCAAATACTATATCTTTCGGAATATCTTTCTTCTCATGCTCGTGCAACTTCTCTATTGCCTTTTTCATCGGCTCGAAGTTGCGTATTTTCCTATCGATTGTTTCCTGCGTTATAGGCGGAAACATTTTCGCATTCAGTGTCACACAACCGTTTTTATATTTTTTTGTCAGCATTTTTCCTCCCAACAAGCGCAAGTGGTATCATATATATCTTCTTTTTCCCATAAGCAAAATGTTTTTACTTGGCATTCTGCATATACACCAGTTGTATCATCATTTAAAACCCTGAGAAACCTGCATTCATCACATGTTCGCACCTTCGGCTTCAGATATTTCTTAAAATCTGTCAGTATTTCTTTTGTATTGCTTTCAGCTTTTGCCGCTTTGCAATACTCCTCGATTGCCTCTATGCAATCATCACAAATA